CCCCTATATTTCGTCACCGCAACACGCTATTCCCCGATAGCTCAGTTGGTAGAGCAGGTGAGCGCAAAAACAATCATTAATCCCGTAACTATTTGAGGTTGCGGGATTTTTTATTTTTAATTCGATACACAGAGAATTTTGGTTGATTGGGAACTGTGGTGATGAGTTGATAAAAATCAGCTACTTACGGCTTGTATCTTTTGGGCCTCTTCGTGGTGTTTTGTAGGGCTCGGGGAGGTGAATTCTGGCCGGCTGGTTTGGGATCAGGGGATAATTTATCAGGGCGTAGCTGTTGTAAATCTTGATGGAGCTGATCGCTTCCTGGATGATCTCGCGGCGTTCGTTCTCATTCATTTCCGGCCATTTTTCGCGGCCAATCTGTAGACCTTCCAGGTTGATTTCTGCTGGCTGCTCGGAGCGGACCCGCTTGCGCTTGATCTCGATTGCCGAGAGGGCATTTTCGATTTGCAGACGGGTTTCTTTCGCGTCGGCGAATTCGATCACGCCTTCTGTGATAGCCTCGATCAGGCGGTTCTTTTTTGCTTTGAGATCTTTTTCTTCTCGATCGAGATCTTGCAGGAGCTGGGCGGTCGGATCGTTTTTGGTGGTGTAGTCCAGCCAGGCCGCTGCATGCTCTTCGAGATTGTCGAGGGTCCGGAGCAGGTTGCCGACCACCTTATCATCGATGATCTGCTGCTGGACCAGGCGGCTCTTTTGGCAATTAGCGCTGCAGCCGTAATAGTTGTTGCGGGTCCCGTCGTTTTTTATCCGGCTGTTGCGCCAGGTCTTTGCCGTTCGTCCGCAATACCCGCACTGCAGCAGCCCGTCCAGGTTGCTCAGCAGACCGGCATGATGCCTCGCGCTGCCGTTCGACTTTCGCGTGCGCCGGCCGGCGCGGATTCGTTCGGCCTGCTCTGCATCGATGATCGCCGGCCATTGGCCGTCGATGGTTTCTCCAGTCTGCGGGTCAAGTCTTTTCCCTTGGTACATCAACAGGCGATCGTCACTGATCATCCGGCGGATGGTGATTTCAGCCAGGCCGGTTGATTTTGCGATCTTTCGGGCGCTGGTGGTCTCGGCAAGGGAAAGAACTGTCTCGACCTCCTTTCGCTTCTCCTGGTCAATCTTGAGCCCACCTTCGACCGGATCGTGGTAATAGGGGGGTGGCGGATTGCCGTTGATATACTTGCCGGCCCGGATCGCTTCTTCCCGCCCCTCTCGCATGCGCTTTTTTAACCAGAGCATTTCCGAGGCCGACATGGTGTCTGTGAGTCGCAGCAAGATGTTGTGGGAGATTTCGTTCGGGTCGAGAACCTGGCTCAGGGTGGCGAGCTTGACGTTATGATCGGCGCAGAGCTGAACCCATTCCAGGAAGTCGCGGCCGGAATCGTCGCGGCTGAGTCGTGAGAGCTCGATACAGAGGATGGTGTCAATCTTGCCGGCGCGGATGTCTCGTTCCAGGCGGGAGCGTTCAGGGAGCAACTCGACCTTTCCCCGGGTGGCGCTGGCATGGCCGTCGTCGTAGATTTCGAATTTCCAACCCTGGGCCTTTGCGTAGGCCGGTAACTGTTCACGCTGCGCTGTTAGCCGGTGCTGATCCTTCCCGGCATCGTCGCGGGATTTGCGGATGTAAATGGCGGCGGTCATCTAATACGACTGCAGGTCCCTTTTGGCCTTGGTTTGCTGACCAATACAGAACTCAACCATCTGGTAGTTGGTGTCCCATTTATTCTCGCAGTATTCCTGGATCTCGGGGGCGGCGGTCCCCTGATCGATCGTTCGTTTTGCATCTTCCTGCTGATCGATGCAAAATTTGGTCATCTGATAATTCGTCCCCCACTTATCCTCGCAGAAATTCTGGATTTCAGGAGATGTCTGGTTATTCTCGATCGCCGCCTTGGCTTCCCTTTGCTGGTCGATGCAGAATTTGACCATCTGATAGTTAGTTCCCCATTTGTTCTCGCATTGGCTCCGGATGCTGGCGCCGGCAGCGGCGGACAAAACGAGGATCAGGGTCAGGGACAAACAAAGCGATTTCATGGTCATTCTCCTGACTAGGTGGATTGATCGGGGATAAGTTCAACGTTCCAGTCTACGACCTGGTACAACTCGGGGTGACTGGTGTCAGCAATAGGGACGTTGACGATGTCGGCTTTTACGCTGCCATCGCCCCAGCCGGTAACCAGGCTCGGATATTGAAGGGCAATGATGGTGCCGGCTTCATCGATGGTGTGCCCGATCTGCCAGCCAAGAATGGTGTCTTGGTTATGAATGACCAGGACGCCGACTTCCGTGACTCCATCGGCCAGTTCGGGAATGGCCGTTATGGTGATGGTTTGGGAGTCGGACCATACCTTATTGGCTATCGTGATGGTGGCCTGGTATTGGCCAGGCAGATCCGGAGTTATGCTGGTGACCTTGGCATGTTGATTGTCAATGGCGGCCGTGCTCCCGTAGGGGGCCTTATCAAGAGTCCATGTATAGGTTGAGTCACGGTCAAGATATGATCCTGAGGCGTCCAATGCGACGGATTTTCCGACAGTGACGACATCAGGGTTTTTCACTTGGGCATTCGGCTGAGGATAGCCGCAGGCAGATAAAAACAAGACTGCAAGAAACCCTAATTTTCTGATCATTTTCCCCTCCATTTTTGGCAGTTATTTCCCGGCGACCGTCACTCGAGACAGGCTGACTATCCCATACCCGCGCTCAATCTTACAAACATAAACGGTTTCGATGTTCCCCTCGAATTGGGCATTTTCAACGGTGATGTCATCGGTCCCGAGACCGAAAATCCCGAATTTTTGGATTGAATAATATTTGTAGTCACGGTCCTTGATCAGCTGGGCCATGTCCTGAGGCATGCGGCTGACCAGGGCGGGAGTGCAGCCGGAGAGTGATGAAATCAAGGTAAGGACAATTGTACTGATAATGATCCGCTTGCTGATACGTACGTGGCCGATCCAGGCCAGGATAATGTAGAGGATTGCCGTGACTAAGAACGTAAAAGAAAAAAAAGCCACGGCGATCTGTGCAGGCATCATGGTGCCGATCAGCGCCATGACCAAGAGAGAATTAAGTTGGGTACTGGTTTTGGCGTGTGGCTCTTCCGGACTTTTTGCAGGCCGGGCCTTGTCGAGCAAACGACTGATTCTGGTGGCAGTGGTGTTTAGGTCGGTAATGTTGGACACTGAGGACCCCTCCGTCAGGTTGGCGCTATCTGGCGCGGTTTAAAGTGGCAAGTTTCATCATATTGGCGATGCTGCCTTCATCGACATTTTGCTTGCCAGTCTTTAGCTGTTCATCGTAGCAGATCGCCACGAGCTCGCTCTTTTCGGGCGGATCAAGCACAAATTCATTTTTTATTAACCAGACTTCTATTGCCTCGATAGTTTCTTTGAGCAATGGCCACCCATAAGTGGCCTCTTGGTTGATCGTCTGCGTTTTAATATCTGAAATTTGGCTATCTAATTCCCTAGTCTTTCCAATGTTTGAAGCCGCAACTTTTTTCTTTAATTCTTCAGTTTCAGGAACCGCATCATTGTCTGTTTCAAGCAATTGCAGCGGGTAGCCTGTATCGCGCGAAGTTTTTATGAGGATATCAGATGGGATGCCCCTTTGTTTCCACATACTGAGCGTATTAGAAGAAACGCCGAGCTTTTTTGCTAATTCAGCCTGCCATCCCCACTTTTTTTCAATTCCGTAAGCTTCTGATATTCTGAAAATAATCCCCTCGTGTGAATCTTTTTGATCACTCAATGTGATTTTCTCCTTGACTATTCTCAAAGTGTGAACAAATATTGACTTCACAGACGGATAGAAAACGGCGGCCAAATCTAAGGCCGAAAACTAAAAGGGACTAATCATGTTATCCGAAAACGGATTGGGCAACAACATCAAAAAATTGATGGACGAGCAGGAGATCAGCCAGTTCCGCTTATCTCTGGCAGCAGAGGTGCCTCAAAGCCGGATCAGCAACATTCTATCGGGCCGCGTAAAAAACCCGAGGGTTGCGACGGTTTCCCGACTTGCTAAGGCTCTTGGCGTAACGGTTGATGATCTGCTTTCTGATCCAGTTGACCATCATCTGAGAGCATAGGGAATTAGATTATGCGCTCCCAATCTAGAGAGGGGATGATTATGCAGGGATTGACGCTTAAAGACGTTCTGCACCGGGTTGTCCATGAGTCACGGTTGACTCCCCGTCAACTCGCCGAGGAAGTGGGCATGAGCTACAGCATGCTATGCAATGCCGCGAATCCTGACCTTCCCGAGTTTAAGTTTGCGGCGCGACATATCATCCCGATCACCAGAGCCACCGGTGACTACCGCCTTATAGATTATCTTGAGGCGAGCGTCGGCCGCGTGGCCTTTTCTTTGCCGGAATTATCGGGCGAGCTGGTCAACCTACAGAAGCTGATCAGTGAGACAGTACAGTTATTCGGCAAGGCCCTTGGGGACATAGGTGATGCCCTTCGTGACAATAAAATCGACCAGGTTGAGATCAAACGGATCGAGCGGGGGTTGCACGATCAGGTGCGTACAGCCATGCGCCTGCTTGAGGTACTGAAGGCAAAAGCGGAAGGATCAGTGTGATGAGTGACGAGGTCAAGATTTGGATCAGCAAGGAGCAGGTTGATGGGAGCATCCCTGGGTCGATCGCCGACGCTATAGCCACCCTGCGGGGTGAGCTTGCGGAATGTGTCCGTGTCTTCCGGTCAACGATTGAGTTTGACAGGCATGATGGGCTGTCCCGAGCCAAAAACCAGGTAGACACGATCGAACGTATGGTCATCACGCAGGTCGCGCAGAGTATTGCAGGGGAGGCGGAAAGAACCCGCCGGGCCATGGACAGGGAGTCTACAGCTCACGAGTTCGGCAAGAGCGGATCAGTTATCGCAGATTCGTTTCATGGCGGATGGAAATCTGGAATCCCCTCTGTCCACCTCTGGTTCCATGCCAGGGAAAATGAAGGGCAGGTCGTGGTTTCCATGCATCTTTATGACTCTGACGACAAGATCAAGGGAGTCCCTGATATTGAGGTCGGGACCTTTCCTGATTTTGCGGCGGCCTATGACTGGATGACGGGAAACAACACTGAACTTAAATCACAGATGGCGGCCATGGCCGAGAAAGCCAAGGCCGATTTGGCGGTAGTCAATGGCTGATCAGCTCGTCTGGACAGACCTGTCGCCTGAACAGCGCCGCGCTGGTGATCGGCTATTTACAGCTATTCTTCGCATAAATCGAGCGATCGAGGAGCGCCGCCGGCTACGAGACAAGACGGAAGTAAAACAGTTGCGGCATTAAGCCGCGCCGGGTCGAGGGTTGCCTCCCCCTCCGCTTCCCTCGACCCGGAAGAAAACAGCGGGTGCTCACGGTTGTGGTGGCTTGTGGGTGAGTTGAACCGTCGCAGGCTTAGGATGTCCGCCATCCTTCGGTGCAAGAAAGAGCTTAGGTTGCCACGGCTAACCACCGGGCGCGGAGAGGCAGCGGCCGCCGCAGGGCTGACCGGCCCTTAAGACAAACAGTTGGCCAAGCAGGCGTCTGTAATTGGCGCGGGAGCCCCACCTCCTTGCCTCCCGCGCCCCATTTTTTGCCGGAGGAAACGATGCTGAACCAAATCACCTTTCTAACTGTTTGTGTTCTACTGATGTACCTGGCGATCCACGGAATCATCGGTTTTGCCGGGCTGATCTGATGGATGCTGCTGCCTGGCTCGAGCAACATGGCATCGACTGCCTGCGCTTTACGGCGCGGATCAGCCCGCCGATGTGCGCCAGGTACCAGCAGGACAATCCAGAGAAATGCAAGGGCTGCGAAGGGCATAACGCTCAGCCGCTGCCAAAAGTGAGACGACCGCGTCCGGTAGGGGCAATCACCCCGGAACCGAGAACGAAAAAGAAGGAGCCTGAAACCATGGCAAAGAAAAAGGTCTGCGCCGATTGCAATCAGGAGCGTTCGATTATTGGTCGGGGGTTGTGCGGGACTTGCTACCACCGCCATAAGCGAAAAGGGACCCTCGACGAAAAATTCCCGGCAAAATCGGGGGGGGCTCTACTCCAGCTCCGCAGAGAATCGAGAGCATCGAGCCCGAGGGTTTTTACCCCACGGACAGCGAAGAGACGCCTTCGCCGACCGGCTTCCCAGAAAAACAAGAAGATATGGTTTCAGTGGATCGGTCGGTAAAGCTGGAGTTCAGAGATCGAGATACCGAGCTATTTGACGCCCTGGAGGATTGGGCGCGATACGAGCGTCGAACATTATCAGACCAAATTCTTTTTGCCCTGGACGACCTGGTCAAAACCCGTCTGATGGCTGCGGGTTAAGAATGTTTGAGCGGTTGCTTTTTATTCTGGTGGTCCTGGTCGCGATTTTGACGTTGATGGCGCCATTCCTTTCGATTGGAGGTTGAGATGTTCAATTGGGATTTTGCCCTGCGGGCGTTCGGGGTGTTGATGATTGTGCTACTCGGGCTTTCGGCTCTTGTGCTGGTGACGGCTTTGCTCAGCTACCTGGTTGATCAATGGCGCTGGAACGGTGGCATCTGCCGGGACAATGGCCAGCCCTGGCAATCGACTCTGGCTGGTGATGGAACTGTGCTTCTGGTTTCCGGGGGCATTAGGGCCCGGGTCGGCCGATGGGTGCTCTCTGAAGAATATTTGAAATGAGCAGCTTTGATTGTGGGCACTGCGGGGCCTTGATAATCGAAACTCCACAAGGCCAGGTTACAGAGTGCCCTCATTATCCGATAAAAGCTTTGCCAGCCCCTGGCTGTTTTGTTTGCCCGGTGACGCGGCATAAACAATGTGAACCTTGCGGCCTCGAATGTGCCTGTTGCCCGGCCCGACCCAGCGGAGGAACCTTATGATTACCAGCGGGACCCCTTTCAGGACATCAGTTCCGATCCAAAACGTTTCCAAAGCCTTAATTGCTCCTGGAACGCCTTCCTTGGTTATCGGCGTTATCAGAAATTCGGTCCCAGCCTTATACGTCTGTGAAACGGTCGAAGATGACCAGCTCGAAATCGAGGAATTTTACTGCTACGCCGAGCAAATGGAGCTGAAAGGCCGGGTGGCGTAATGGGATCTCTCGCGGCGACCATTCCCGGATTGCAAAAGCATCGGACCCAAGTCCGGGCCCCTCAATTTTGTCCCAATGAGGCAAAGCGGCATAGCGACCAGGTGTTTTTCTGGATGAAAGACAACCTCCCCGAAGATCTCTTAGCCTGGCTCCGGGCCAACAACACCGAACAATTTAATCGGGTGATGAATGCTTCGAAGCAGATTGACATCTGCGCGCAGAACCAGGACATGCCCGGGGTCAAAACAGCCTGCTCCGACATGGTGCGAGCCATGCAGCTGGGGCTGCGCCTCTACAATCAGACGCCGGTTCCTGATGTTGCTGTCAAGGCGCATGAGAAATTGTTTTGAGTTTTTACCTGTTCGCAGACGGGCAACTGCTGGGCATCGTCAGCGCTGATCAGCGCGAGGACCTCGAGCTGGATCATTTGCGTGGCATTGAGTTCATCGAGGTGGCTGCCGATGTCGAGGCCTGTGTTACGGATCTACGAAAATCGGCCATGGGGGGGGGCATCAGCTGTCCCTCTTTGCTGAGGTGAGCTGATGGGCTGGGCAAAGGAAAATCTCGGTTCGTCCGAGTGCAAGCAGATCGCCGAGGGGCTGTTCCAGGTCAAACGCGATTATGGCGGCGTGAAGCTGCACGGCTATTGTCCCGTGCATGGTGACAAATCGTCCGCTTCGTTCGTCTATCACTACGGCTCCGACTGGTGCAAATGCCAGAGCTGCGAATTCGGTGGCGACCTGGTGAAGCTGTGGGCCGAGGTGACTGGGCACGATCACCAGGACATCAAGGCTTTCAAGGCCGAATTCGGCGAAGGGTCTGATTCCTTTTCGCAAAAAAAGCGCGATAGAAAGCCAACCAGTAAGCCGAAATCCGAGCCGGCGCCGGAGATCTACATCCCGGAGACGGTCCTCGAAGCGCTCCCCCCGCTCCCCCCTGAACGCATCCAGGAAATGATCGAGAAAAGACGCTGGACTGAAGCCGCAGTCAGGAAAATGGATCTGCGCGAGTTTGTCGCTGGAGGAAAGCACCACAAGATCGCATTCCCGATCCGCGACGCCCAGGGGCGGCTATGCAATATCCGCCTATATCAGCCAGGTGCGCCGAAACTGAAGATGATCAGCTGGTACGACGAGCGCTGCCATAAATGCGGGGCGACCTGGACGAAAAAGGATAAGGCGAAGGTCTGTTCAACCTGCAACACATTGCCGCTCGATTATGGGCGGACCCGACTTTATCCTGCGCCGCCACAGTGGGCCAAGGGTTTGATCTGGTTGTTGGAGGGGGAAAGCGATCTGATGTGCGCCTTGAGCCAGGGCCTGAATGCCACCACGCAAACCGCTGGCGCCGGAACCTGGCCGGACGAGTTCAGCCCTGAGTTCGCCGGCCGCGACGTGGTGATTGCCTACGATGCCGATAAAGCCGGGTTCAACGGCTCAATGAAAGCCGCCAAGTCGATCGCCGAACACGCCAAGAGTGTGCGGGTGATCACCTGGCCCGAATGGATGGGAGGAAATGATGGATAGAGTTCAAAGGATTTCGCAATTAGCTCAGGAATGGCTAGAGCAAAATGTTGTAATTCTCGATACCGAAACGACCGGCCTTGATGACCTGGCGCAGATCGTTGAGGTTTCTGCGATCGATTGTTGTGGCCAGGTATTGATTGACACGTTGGTTCGCCCCTTCGGATCACCGCTCCAGGATGGTTCCGGAAAATTTTATCCACTAGTCCCTCCGGAGGCTGCTGCGGTTCATGGGATTACTGATGAAATGCTCGCCGATGCGCCAACCTGGGACAAGATCGATCGACAGTTTCATGAGATTGTCTGCGGACGTCGGGTAGTGATCTATAACTCAAATTACGACACCAGGCTCCTGATGCAATCAGCAACAGCTGTCCGCAGACCTTTCCCTCTGATGACTTCGGCTGGAATAGGCTGCGCCATGCTGGCTTATGCAGAATTCCGGGGGATTTGGAACCCGCGCAAGAACGGTTTTAAGTGGCATAAACTGACCGATGCCGTCCAGCAGATGAAGGTCGACACCTCGGGGATGGTCGCTCACCGGGCACTGGGTGATGTGCAGATGACGCTGGGCTTGATCAAGGCCATGGCAGACGCGACTGAATGGGAGGGATGAATAATGGCTAAGTTTATTGTCACCTATCAAAAAATGGAAATCAAAGAGGTTGAGGCGGATGATTTTCGCTCTGCATATCATCTTGTGAGGCCTCTTGGAGAGGTTGGGTCTGTTCGTAAGAAATATGCTCCAGATGATCAAACTCACTTCGTTATGGATCATTGTGCGATTTGTTCAGAACCTTTTTTGGCAACTGAGGGTCAAAGTGATAGCTGCATCAAAATAACACCTTCGAATTATGAACAGCTTCAGAAGCTTTCAGAGTTGCCACTGTTCCAGTCTTTTGTTTGTAAATCCTGTTTTCTGAAATCTGGAAGTCTCGGTTGCGAGTGAGATAGTGCCACAAATACCTACTCACTATCAGAAAGACCACGGCCAGGACCTGACCGATTTTTTTTGCCGGCATGCGATGACGGTCGGCGACCTGAACGATCTGCTGGCCACGGCGATCACCGTGGAACCGGAGAAGGAGCCGGAGCGCGATCCTGGTGTCGATCGTTTTTTTAAGGGTCGAAAATTCATGCCGGCGCGGCTGGCCCGGGCGATCATGGAGGACATCAGCATCCTCTCTGATCCGCTCACTGGCCTGACCTATCGCTGGAGCGGGAAATTTTGGGAGCAGTACGACCTGCAGCATATTCGAGCGAAGGCCTTGAATATGCTTGGCGAGGAAGGTAACAGCGCAAAGGCGGCGGACGTTGCGGCCATGGTGCGAGATCTGAGCGTGCTACCTGTTGGGCGCAAGATGAACGACAGCCCGGAACTAATCTGTCTGCAGAACGGGATGTTCAACCTGCGCACCGGGGAGCTGCTACCACACGATAAGGAATACTTCGCGACTCATTGCCTGGGGGTCACCTTTGACCCGCACAATATCCAGGACTGCACCAGATGGAAACGTTTCCTCGAGGAAGCTGTTAAAGATCCGGCGACGATTCGCGAAATCCAGAAGTTTTTCGGCTACTGCATGATCCGGGATACACGGCATGAAAAGTGGCTATTGCTTTATGGCCCTGGTGGCGATGGCAAGTCGAAGCTGATGTCAGTCCTTCGCCACCTGGTTGGAGAAGAGAACTGCAGCCATATCCCGATGGGCAAGCTCGAGGATCAGTTCTATCTAAGCCGCCTGGTCGACAAGCTGCTGAATATGAGTACCGAAGTCGAATCGAAGGCGATGCAGTCGATGGAGATCAAGGCGATCGTCTCTGGCGATCCGGTCGCGGCATCGTTCAAAAACCAGACTCCGTTCGATTTTGTCCCGGTCTGTAAACTGGTCTATTCGACCAACCGGCTGCCGAAGGTGACGGATAATTCGGATGGCTGGTTCCGCAAAGTGATGGTCGTGGAAATGACTCAGCAGTTCTATAAGCAGGGGATCGCGGATCTCGATCTCGAATCGAAGTTGCTGGGGGAGCTGTCGGGAATCTTTGCCTGGTCGCTGATGGGGCTCGCGATGCTGGATGAGGAAGGGTTCAACCCTTCGCAGTCAATGGAGGCCAGCTTGCACGACTACAAGCGGACCAACAACAACGTGCTCTATTTCATTGAACAGCACCTGGTGGCCGAACCAGACGCCAAAACGGCCAAAGACAAGGTCTGGGAAGAGTACGTCAAGCGTTGTCGATCCTGGGGGCTGCAGGCTTACGGGGAACCCTATTTTCGGAAGGAGTTTTCCCGTTTGCTGAGCGATCTTTCCATCCCCGTTCGGGATGGAAAGATTTGTGATGATTTCGCGCCAGGGGCGCGCAAGAACGCCTATGTGGGTTTCAGGCTTGTCGACGAGAAGCTCGAGGCGGACGGCCCGGCTCCCGCCCCTCCCTCGCCCTCCCCACTGACGGAGACCGTATCATGATGAATATCGCAAGCTCCGTGCCGTCGAAAGTGTCCGGGCTGTCCGGGCTTGTCCGGGCAGAAACAGGCAACCCCGGACAGCACAAAAATAGAACTGGTGTGGCTTTGCGGCGATCTGTCCGGGATGTCCGGGGAAAGTTCAACTCCCCTATATACACGCGCACGCGCGTAAAGAGACGGAAACAAAGGGGGAGTAAAAATCTACTTGGGACTTTAAATTATCCCGGACATCCCGGACAGAAAGAAAAAGCTTTTGAAATCGTTTCGTTTTTATTGTCCTGGAAAGCAAATTTTCCCCGGACACTGCCCGGACATCCCGGACAGGTGGAGGCAGCGTGATGGGATCTAATAGCGAGTTCATCTATTTTGATGCCGATGTTTTTCGGGAAGCGCTCGATTCGGTGTGTGACGACCAGGTCGACCTGGTAAAGAAAGCGATCTACAGCACCATGGGAAAGGTTCGCCAGCGAGCTCGCACGATGCTGAGTGAAGAGATCCGGAAGAAATGGAACATCAAGAAAAAGGATCTGGACAAGCGGCTGAAGATCAAAGCGGGTGAGCGCGGAACCGGTTATGAAACCTTTGAGCTGACGATCGGCGGTGTCTCGATATCGTTGGCATACTTTGGCGCCAGACAATATGCCGGGAACCGGGTCATCACTCGGACCCTCGGTCGGGTCAATAAGCGCACTTCAAAGTTTCAGGGAGTTCAGGTCGAGGTGATCAAAGGTCGGCGTACTCAGCTGTCTGGCGCATTCATCCAGGCGGCCAGCAGCGGCCACATCATGGTCATGAAGCGCAAAGGGAAGGACCGTTACCCAGTGGCGATCAAGGCTGTGATTTCTGCAGCCACTATGTTTAGTGATCAGCAGCTGTACGATCGCTTCACCGATCAGCTCATGGCCGACCTGGAGCGGATCTTCAGCCATGAACTCGAGTACCGCTTCACCAAGGCCGGGTACCTGTGATGGATCGCGGGTCCTTCCGACGGGGGTACCGCCTGCGGGCGTGCAAGCGCGCACTTTCCGTGTGAGATTCAAGTTTTTTGAGTTCCGGAAGAATGGAATTTGTCGGCAAATCAGGGAGTTATGTATATGATCAGAATTGAGGAGTTACTCGACGCAGTTGTAAGACCGGCAGCCTGGTCCTGGATGCAGCGGCGTTATCTGCCAGCCGGCCCTGTCTGTCCGAGCTGCTCGAGGACGATCACTGGAGCCCGGGCCCTGGATGCCTGGAACAATCTACGGAAAGTTTACTGCGCCGGCTGCGGGCATACCTTCAGCGCGAAGGCCGGCACGCCGATCCACGAGACCAGCTGGCAGCCGGAAGAATACGTCCAGTGTCTTTGCCTGGCCGGCGCCAAACGTACCCCGGGGCAGATTGCCAAGGCGATCGGCAAGAGCTCGGCCTGCGTTCGCGACATGCTCGAGCGCATCCGCCTTCGGCATCCGTCTTGCGATTCCGTTTTGGAAAGCCTTCCCGAGAGAGAAGGATAAAAAGGGGCGCGCCGAAGGGGGCAGGGTTCAATAACGAGAGTGGAGATGACGATGAAATTTTCAGTTCAGCGGCAAGAGTTGTTATCGACAATCAACCAGGTCATCGGGGCGGTGGAGAACAGAGCCACGGTTCCGGCGCTTTCACACCTATTGTTCGCGGTCTATATGCGTGGTGCTATTGGAATCACGGCAACAGACCTCGAGATTTTCGCGGAGGCAGAATGTAAAGCCGATGTTCCCGAGGAAGGTGGGGAGGCCTGTGTCCCCGCTAAAAAAATAAAGGAAGCGTTGGACGCTATCCCGGTCGATACGGTTGAGTTTTCCCTCGAGGATCTAACAATGGTCCTCGAGGGCGATGGTATCCGCTACACCTTCGCATGCCTCTCCGCAAAAGAGTTCCCGACCGTCCCGGAATACCCGGTGGAAGATTCAGTCGAATTTGTGCCAGGCGTTCTCCCGAAAATGATCAACGCCTGTGTGCATGCTGCAGCCGATCCGGCTTCTGCGAGTTTTCACCTTATGGGGGTGAACCTGCGTCGCGAGGATGACCGCCTGATCGCCGTGGCCACGGACAAGTACCGAATTTCTCTGGTAGGTCTCGCACTGCAGCAAGTCGAGAATCTCAACAAATCTCTGATTCTCCCGCTGAAGGCCTGCAAGCTGATTTCCGGGAACGTCAGCACGATTGAATTTTTTACCGATGATCGTAAGGCCTATTTCCTCAGCGCCCAGGGGAATATCACTTCCGCATTGATCGATGCCGAGTATCTAAATTTCCGCGCAGTGATTCCAAAGGACCACCCCTATCTGACGACTATCGATCGCAAGCGCTTTATCGAGGCCCTCGAAGCTTGTGGAGTGGTCAGCGATGACAAGGGGCGCACCATAAGACTTGAGATCGCAGCGAAAGATCAATTGACCGTCTCTGCTCTCGGGTCCCTGGGGACCGCCTCTGCAGAAATCCCTTGTACGGGTGATTACAAGCTCAAGATCGGTTTGCCGTCCAGGCAATTATTGCAGGCTCTCAAGGCTCTAGATGGTGATGAGGTATTTCTGAAATACAACGGAGATCGTGACCCACTGCTGATTTTCCCGGCTGATCACGGTAGTTGGGATGAACGCTTCGAAATGATTTGTGCTCTGAGGGTGTGATTATGAAACCAGGACGAACGAATAAACACGGAGTGTTCGTCAACCCCGAGTGGATAGAAATCCCCCTGCAGAAGAATTTAAAAAGCAGTGTCGCGATCGAAGTCGCAAAAGGGGAGGATGATCATTTTTACTGGGGGCATGATTGCAAACTCGGATTTGGATATGGAGCTCCAAGCGGGAACTGCAGCCCTTGCTCGATCAGGGCAGAAAAATTTGGAACATTCGACGAGGCGGTTCTGGCAGCCGCAAGCTTCATCAAAGAGCGCATCGAGTATGTAAAATCAGGGAAGCCGTCAGACTCGAAAAAGCTGGACAAAATCATCGAAGCAATAGATCTCGCTATGTCCGATTATGGTAAAGGGGAAAAGGAAACCGGGGTTACCGTCCATCACCGTCGGCTGAAAAAGGCATACCTGATCGGTCGTGCCGAGTTCTTCATTTGGCGGGGGCACTATAACGTCAACCCGGATCTCCCTGCCTGGGGGATGGATGAAAATATTGAAAAGGCTTTTCGGTTCGAGAGTCTGCAGGCCTGCCTCGAATTTTGGAGATCTCGCCACAACTTCCCCGAACGATATGAACACTGCATCTGGAACGGGTATCTGACCTTCTGGGAAGAAACCAAAAAAGGAATCCGCCGGATCATGCCGGCCCCGGAGCAGGACGAGCTGTTCTGATGACCGACACCGCCGCCATCGACAGAGAACAGGATCTCCGTGACCAGGTCGACCAGGCCCTTGAACAGGCCACGGTCAAACCGACGGCGAAAAACCGCAAGGCCTTAAAGCAGGCCCAGGAAGAGCTCGAGCAATACCTGCAGGAGAACTCTGTCGACCAGGTCGGTGGCCGGGAATTCAAAAGCATCCTCGAGGTGGTCGATTATCTGATCGAGGAGAACTGGAAGATCGGCAAGAGTGCCGCCTACGATCACTGGAAAAAGGAAAGCAAGCTCAACGCCAACCCGGACGGCACTTTCGCTCTGGCCGAGGTCGAGCGTTATGCCCGGGAGTATCTGGAAAAGAAAGACGGGTCCAAGCTAACCCGCAACCTGGCTCAAGAGAAACAGGCTGCCGAGATCCGCCAGAAAAACGCCGACGCTCAGCTGCGCGAGCTCAAGCTGCGCGCTGCAATGGGGGAGCTGATCCCCCGTAGTCGGGTAGAGACCGAACTCTCCGAACGGGCCACGAATCTTAAGAACTATTTCGACGCCATTGCCAGATCGTCGGCCGGCCGCATTATCAAAATAGTCAAAGGAGATCCACAGCTGGCTCCGGAGTTGATTTCATTTTTACTCGGTCTTAATCGCAAAGCGTTTGATAACTATAGCCGGGATCTTGATCTCGGTGATGAGGAGGATTAAACCGATGAAAAACGGTACAAAAAACAAACTGGTCGACCTAAACAACCATCTGTTTGCACAGCTCGAACGGCTGTCCGATGAAGATACGGTCGGGGATAAATTGGCAGAGGAAATAGAGAGATCCAGGGCGATCGGGAATGTTGCCCGGCATATAATCGACAACGGTAAACTGGCATTGGACGCTCAAAAAGCCCTCGGCGAAACCGTCCGCAACCTGCCGCCGATGCTGGGAATCGAGCACAAAGAAGATGCCTAAGTTCCGTTACTCTGACGAGCAAATTGAATTTATCCGGGACAGTTATCAAAAAATGACGGTCACTAGTATTGTCCCGGTTTTCAACGCGGCTTTCGGGCTCAATAAAACCGCCGGGCAGATACGTGCGGTTCTTAAAAACCACAATATTGTCTGCGGTCGTGGGCCAAGAGAAAGGTTGATGCCTTGCCGGCTTTACACGTCTGAACAGGTTGAATTTATAAAAGACAACTACGCCGGCCGTAGCGTTGCCGAGCTGACCGAACTGTTTAACGATCGATTCAATGACCAGAAGACCCAGCAGCAGATCAAAACATTTGTCCATAATCGCGGGATCACCTCCGGAAGAACCGGATATTTCGAAAAAGGGCACAAGCCATGGAATGATGGGAAGAAGGGATATATGGGCCCGAACGCCACCAGTTTTAAAAAAGGGAATATCCCACATACAAAACTTCGGCTCTGGTCCGAACGGATTAATAGAGATGGTTTTATCGAAATCAGCATTCCCGAACGCAACCCCTATACCGGGGCCCCGACCAGATTTAAGAACAAGCATGTCTGGCTTTGGGAGAGCGAAAATGGGACAGTCCCGAAAGGACATGCTGTCATATTTATCGATGGAAATAAGCTCAACTGCTCAATTGAAAATTTAGCATTGGTCACCCGGGCTGAGCTATTGTCATTGAATCTTCACGGTTATAAAGAGGCTCCCGACGAACTCAAGCCATCGATATTTGCCTTGGCAAAAATGGAAACGAAAGCCGGTATTCGACTTCGGCCGGCGCGTGGACGCAGAAAGGGTGATATCGCCTCATGACCTCGCCCGCCCTAGACTACTCCTGGCTCCCACCTGTCCCGCCGCGTGCGTTCAAATTGCTTGCCGGCGAGGTCCTGGTTATGCGCGCCCAGGTCGAAGAGACGGCCGATCAATGGGCCCAGGGGGAGAGGCATGTCGAGATCTCGCCCTTCCCCGGCCCCTGGGATAATGAGATCACCCCGCACCTGGTCGGGCTGTTCTGGCTGTATAGCCAGGAATGGCTGCGCGAAATGTTCCTCGCCGGCGGTTCCCAGTCGGCAAAAACCGATTTTATGCACACCACCTGGGGTTATGACGCCACCCATGCCCCGGGCCCGGCGCTGATCGCCATGCAGGACCGCGACACCGGCACCGAGACGATCTCCGACCGTCTGATCCCGATGATCCACGGCACCCCGAGCTTGCGTAAGCTCAAGACCAAAAATCCCGACGATATCGGGATGAAGCGTATCCGGCTGCGCAATGGCATGCGCACTTATCTGGCCTGGGCCAACTCCGAGGGGCGTCTCGCGTCCAAGCCGATCCGTTATGGAAAGTTCGACGAGGTCGACCTCTGGCCGGAGAGTGCCATCCGTAAAGCCCGCGCCAGGCTGCGTGCCTTCCAGGATAGTTACAAGCTGATCGAGGCCTGCACTGCCTCTGTCGAAAAGGGCCGGATCTGGGCGGCGCAAAAGCTCGCTCAGGTCCTGATCGACTTCTGGCCTGTCTGCCCGCATTGCGGCGAGTCGCATGTCATGGATTTCGCCAACATCCAGTGGGGCCCGGAAATTGTCGACCCCGCCGACCTGGCCGATAAAGGGTCCGCCTGGTATATCTGCCCCCACTGCACCAAGCCATGGGACGAAGAAGACCGCAACGAAGCCGTCCGCCTCGGGGCCGAGGTTCATGCTCCGCCGAACGTCTGGCACGGCTGGAGGCCTCGCCCGGGCAAAGTCGCGCATCTGCGTCCGTCGCGCGTCTGGGCACACATCCCGCCGATGCTTTCGCGGTTCGTGCCTTTTTCGCAGATCGCTCAGGCCTATTTGATGACGCTGATCGAGCCGACCCTGGCCAACCTGCAGTATTTTTACAATGACTGTTTAGGTCTGCCGGTTCCAGAAGATCCGGAAGGTGAACTCACCAGTGAAAAAGAGCTCTACGAGCGCCGACTCGATTATGGTCCGGAGGGTGCCGATTGGCAGGTCCCCATGGAGGCCTGCGTCATCACCGCTGATGTCGATGTGCAGAAAAACCGCCTCGAAGCCGAGGCGGTCGCCTGGGGGCCCGGTGAGCAGAGTTGGGGTGTCGAGTATCGCGTGTTCTTCGGCGATACCAGCAAAGAGGAAGTTTGGGACCAGCTGCACGACTGGGTGCAAGAATCCACCTACCGGCACGAAACTGGAGCCGAGTTGCCGATCGCCCGCTGTGGCATTGATATGGGCTATCGGCCCGATATGGTCAGCAAATTCAAGCGCCGCTCCCGCAAATACATCATCCACAAGGGGAGCAGCACCCGGGGGCTGCCACTGGTCCCGCGCAAACCGAGCAAAAGCCGCAAATACCGGATTCAGTTTTACGAGCTCGGCGTCGACACCGGCAAGGATCTGCTGTTCAGCTGGCTGGCGACCACCCAGCCCGGGCCCCGCTGCTGCCATTGGCATAAGGGTTACGACTTCGAGTATTTCCGCATGCTCTGCGCAGAGCACCCGAAACGCGAAAAAAACAAGCGCACCGGAAAGATCGAAATCGTCTGGGCCCTGCGCGAAGGTTTCCAGCGTAACGAGGCTCTCGATATTCGGGTCGGCAACATGGCCGTGCGGCAGATCCTGAACCCGAACTACACCAAGCTGGCGGCGTCACTGCGAGCACAGGCCCAGGAGAAGCAGGAAACGACCAGGCCAGACCATCCTGAAGGGGAAAAACCCAAATCAAAAACCCGTCGCAAGCGCCGGGTCCGCAAAGGTGGCGGGCTGCTCGGGCGCGTCAATAAGGAGTGGTGATGAAAACTCAAGAAAAGCCCTGTCCCTACTGCCAGGGGACCGGAAGAGATCCACGCGATCCGCAGCAGGCCTGCCATGTCTGTCGAGGAAGAAAAACCATCCGGAAACCGTTTGAGAGGTGATGCAATGACTGCCAGGAGAAAACTGCTGCGATTCGATGAAGTGAGGGAGATCCTTGGCTGTTCGCGGGATCATATCTATGATCTGCTGGCTGCCGGGAAAATCCGTGCCCATAACCCGAACGGTCGGCCCGGAACCCGAGGAACAAAAATCCTGGCCACCTCGGTTGATGACTACCTGTCCCAAGGTGAGATCGCCCCGGAGTCCTGGACCGAATAAACACCAGATTTAGTATCCGACCAGCTGCTTGGCACACAATATTTTGTGGCTATCTGTGGTTATGTGTCGGAATGGCGTCTGGTTTGAAAATCAAATTCTCCCCATACTCCCGGGCATGGACGAACGGGAGCCCCTCGAAATTACCGCCGGCGATACCGTCGAGTGGACACGCACCTTGTCAGATTATCCGGCCGATGACGGCTGGACCCTCAATTATGCGCTGCGCGGACCTGCCAAGGTCGATCTGACCTCCGAGGCAGATGGCAGCTCTCATAAAACCACCATCACATCGATCGCCATAACTGTCGCCGGCACCTATTACGTCCAGGGCTACGTTACCAAGGACAGCGAACGCCACACCGTCTATACCGGCCGGATCAAAGTCAACCCTAATCTGGCTGGGGAAACCGAGGCAACTTACGACGGCCGCTGCCATGCTCAGCGGGTGATCGACGCCATCGAGGCGGTTATCGAGGGGCGGGCCGCCAAGGATCAGCTGGAGATGCAGATCGATGGGCGCAGGATTTCCAAGACTCCTTTTGAAGAGCTGATCCGTATTCGTCAGCAATACCGTCTCGAGCTGGCAACGATTACCAACAAGGAAAAGCGCAAGCAGGGGCGCGGCGTTGGTCGCACCGTCAAATTCAGGCTGTAAAGGGATCTCATGGCAAGGCTTTGGGACAAACTGACCGGCCGCGAAGCGGTCGAAACCCAGATGGAACAAATCACCCGCATCGAAGGGCGAAGGGTGGCGCGTCGCTATCGGCAAACCTCTCTTCGCACCCTCAAGGCCGCAGCGTCCGATCGCCTGCAGGCCTCCTGGAATCCAACCGGGCAGAACTCCGACAGTATCACCCGGATGGGGTTACGCAAGGCCCGCAACCGTTCGCGCGAGCTCTACTACAACAACGAGCTGGCCAAGCATTTTTGCCGACTGCTCAAAAACAATGTTGTCGGTTCAAACGGGATTCGCTTCAAGGCCAAAGCAAAAGATCCGGACGGAACGCTTGATAGCACGGCCAACAACAAGATCATGTCCGGTTTCAAAAAATGGGGCAAACGCGGGACCTGCGATGTCACTGGAAAGCTTAGCTGGATTGATATCCAGAAACTTGCGCTCGAAACCTGCGCCCGCGATGGTGAAGTCCTGGTTCGCAAGGTACTGGGCTTTCCGAACGCCTATGGTTTTGCCCTGCAGATGATCGAAGCGGACCATCTCGATGAAACCCTGAACGCCATGCTGCCGAACGGAAACATCATCCGCATGGGTGTCGAGGTGGATAAATGGGACCGCCCGGTCGCCTATCATTTGCTGCGCCGTCATCCCGGCGATTTCCTCTTCATGCAGGCTCGCGGCAGCAGCCACGAACGCATTCCGGCTGAAGAATTCATCCACCTTTACCTGCCAGAATTCATCCGTCAGACCCGTGCTCTTCCCTGGCTGCATGCCGGCATGAGCCGCCTGAAAAAGATGGGCACTTATGACGAATCCGAGCTGGTCGCATCTCTGGTCGGTTCCAGCAAGATGGGCTTTTATGAGCCTGATCCGGATGCCGATCCCTCCGCGTTCGAAGGTGATGACGACGAGGACACTGAAGACGAATTTATCGAAGAGGTTGAGGCCGGAACCTTCGGGATCGTGCCTTATGGCTATCGAATCAAAGAGTTCGATCCGCAGCACCCAGTCGGAAACTACGACCCGTTCATGAAGCGCAATACCCGGACCTTCTCGTCCGGGGTCGGGTTGAATTACGTCAGCCTTGGCAATGATCTCTCCGAAGTCAATTTCTCGTCGGTTCGGTTTGGAACCGAGGAAGACCGAGATTTTTACCAATCGCTGCAAACCTGGCTGGTCGAGTGGTTATGCGATGACGTAGCAACCAGCTGGCTGCCGCCGGCCATGCTCTCGGGGAAAGTGAATCTTCCCTTTGCCAAGCTCGAAAAGTTTCTGGCGTTTTCCTGGGGCCCGCGTCGCTGGGGCTATGTCAACCCGCTGCAGGATGTCACAGCCAAGGAAAAACAGGTCAACAACAACTTCGATCTGCGCGGCCGGATCGTCATGGAAACCACCGGCATGGATTACGAGGAATATCTCAAGGCGCGTCAGGAAGAGCAGCGCCTCGAGGAAAAATACCAGGTCGACCAGCCGGGCAAGAAACCGGCTTTACCGGCCAGTTGACAGGAGGAAAGCATGCCACAGAGAAATCTGCGCAAACTCGCCCGGACGATCAAGATGCAGGGGCCGCAGGTCCGAATCTTCAGTTTTGACCGGGAGAGCATCAACGAAGAGAACCGAACCATCGAGCTCAGCTACTCGTCGGAAACGAGAGACGTTGTCCGCTGGTTCGGTATCGAGATCCTCGGACACGATAACGGCGAGATCCGTATGAAGCGGATCAACTCGGCCGGTCCGCTGCTGATGGATCATAACACCCGCGATCAGGTCGGCGTTGTCGAAAAAGCCTGGATCGATGAGAAGACGCGCAAGGGGCGCGCCTTGGTTCGCTTTGGGAAAAGCGCCCGAGCTCAGGAGATCTGGCAGGACGTACTGGACGGGATCAGGGTCAATGTTTCGTTCACCTATGACGTTTACCGCTACATCCTCGAGGAAGAAGGGAAGAACGGACAGCCCGACGTGCTGCGGGCGGTCGATTGGGAGCCGCTGGAGATCTCCATCGTCTCGGTACCGGCCGATATTTCGGTCGGGGTCGGCCGCTCCCTGGGGACTGGCGAACCGCGAGAAATCGAAATTTACGCAATCGAACCCACAAAGGAAAGGAGCAACACCATGAAGCGATGCGCCGCCTGCGGCCATGAACACGATCAGGAAACCTGTCCCCGCTGTCAGGGTCGCGGACTAACCCCCACCCCTCCTGCTGTGCCTGCGGCTCCGGTTGTCAATGCCGAGCAGGAACGAGCCAACGAACGCAAGCGGATCAACGAGATCCAGGCTGTCGGCCGGGCATTCCAGACCGTTCCCGGGGTCGACGAGCTGGCCCGTCAGTTCGTCGATAACGGCGGTTCAGTCGAGGCCTTCCAGGCGGCAGTTCTCGACAAGATGCGCGCCAAGCCGGCCGAACTCCCGGAACCGCCGAATGTCCAGCTTAACGAGCGTGAGGACCAGGAATATTCTGTCCGCAACGCCATCCTGCTAGCCCTTGGCGAGCGCTCCGAAGGGATCGAGCTCGATATCCACCGCGATATCGAAAAGAAACTCGCCCGCAGTTCCGATGGCGTCTTCATCCCCCTGTCTCTGCGCAGTCGCGGCAACCGGGCCGCCACCGCCATGGACTCCTTGTCTTCCGCTGCCGGTGGGGCCGTGGTCGATACCACCCTGATGCCGCTGATCCAGATCCTGCGCAACAAGATGATGACCCGCGCCCTGGGCGCCCGGGTCCTCTCCAGTCTGGTCGGAAGCCTCAGTTTCCCGAAGCAGATCGCCTCGGCCGTTCTTTCCTGGGTCGCTGAAAACAGCGGGACCGATGTCTCCGAGTCGGATCTGAGCGCCTTCCTGGGGACCATCGCAATGGGGCCCAAAAGCGCCCAGGCAACCACTCAGGTTTCCCGTCAGCTGCTGGCCCAGGCCTCAGAGGATGTCGAGATGCTGATCCGCGACGACCTGGCCGCCATCAACGCCCTGGGTCTCGACCTGGCCGCCATCAATGGCAGCGGTGCGAGCAACCAGCCGCGCGGCATTCTCAACACCTCGGGGATCGGCTCGGTTATCGGTGGCACCGACGGAGCCGCTCCCGACTGGGCCGATATCGTCAATCTCGAAACGGAAGTGGCGGTTGACAATGCCGATCTCGGCTCCCTGGCCTACCTTACCAACGCCAAGGCGCGCGGCATGCTCAAGCAGACCGTCAAGGCTGCCAACACTGCTCAGTTCGTCTGGGAAAAAGGCGCCGGCGGTTTCGGCGAAATGAACGGCTATCGCGCAGCGGCGTCCAACCAGGTCCCGAGCGACCTCGACAAAGGGACCAGCACCGGTGTCTGTTCGGCCATCCTCTTCGGCAACTGGAACGATCTGATGATCGGCGAGTGGGGCGTGATCGAGATCATCGCCGATCCTTACAGCCTGAAGAAACAGGGGCTGATCGAGTTGACCAGCTTCATGATGGCCGACATCGCCGTGCGTCGGGCCGAATCCTTCGCCGCCATGAAGGATGCGCTCACCACCTGATCGGCAGGTTAATTTCGTCCGCCAAGGAAACCCTTGGCGGACCTAACCTCAATTTCAAGGGAGAACAACGATATGGCTAAGGAGCAAAAACTCGCCGCGATCGATATCACGCGGAACACCACTGTCGGCTTGCAGACCGGCGGGTCAATGGATGTGGCGGCAGGAACGGTGCTGCTGGTCCCGAACGAGATCGGGGGAGATGACGCCCGTTATCTGTGCGCCATGAAAAAGGCCAAGCCCTGCGATCCGAAACTCAAGGCAGAGCGGGCCAAGCAGGGCGCCCAGGGCAAATAACCGACAACCCGGGCGGGGCCTGTGCCCCGCCCCCTTCCGCGATCTGTCGAAGCGTTTCGACGGACGGCTGAAGGGAGCCACCATGTTTGACGATACCGATCTCGATATTTTCCTCGACGCCTTCGAGGCCCAGGACTACCAGGTCACTTTGAATGACGTGGCAGTCGGCACGTTGCGCGGGATCTATCGTCGTGCTACCGAGTTTGTTTCTCCGGGGGATGCGGAGCAGCTGGTTGTTCACCCCTCGCTGGAATGCAAGACCGCAGATCTGTCCGCCTTCGACATGAACCATCGGGTTGTGGTCGACGGGATCAAGTTCAAATTCTGGCGCGCTCCGGTCCTGAGCGATTCCGGATTTTCTATTGTTGGGTTGGTGAAGGCATGAGCCGCTACGACGACATCATTATCGCTCTGCAGGTTTTACAGGCGCAGATCCTGGTGGTCAACGGATACAGGACTGACGCAGGCCTTAATTTTTGGTTGAACCTCGAGTATCAGACCGAGCCGCCGGCCAAACCCTGCACCATTCTTTACCCGGGCGACGTGACCGACAGCCTCGGCGGCGATCCGGAGCCGGCGCTCGGCGAAGAGAACCACAGCCTGGCGGTGAAAATCGAAGGCTTTATCGATGACAGCGAAACCGGTTCTCAAGGGCAGGCGCTGCGCCAGGACATCCTGCAGGCCTTCAACGCCGATCGCAGTCTTGGGGGCCTAGTGGAGATGGTCGATCCAAGCCTGACATCTTCATCCACGGTGGAGGAAGCCGGCGAGGGCGGATTCCTCAGTTTCGTCAATGTCGAATTCACCCTGACCTACGTCACTCTGCTGGGAGAGTCCTGATGCTCGATAAAGTCGACCCTTGGTTTGTGCAGATCCTGGCCACCGCCCTGGCCGGATATTTCCTCTGGTCGGTGCAGAAGATCCTGCGCGATTTCAAGGACCAGGTGAAGGAGCTCAAGGAAACTCTACGCAAGTTGTTTGATCGTGGCGACGATCATGAACACCGGCTCTCCCATCTCGAAGGGCGGTGCGATGCCATGCACGGCAAAGCACCGGGAGGCCGGCGCGATTATGACCCGGAGGACCGACCTCATGACTGACATCAAACCCGAAGATCGCTTTGACCTGGTTATCCGCGAGATGACCGAAAAGCATTTCCCTGAGTTGTTCAATGAGTTGGGGGATGACGCACACCTCTGGATCAAGGCCCAGGTCTGGACCGAGTCGGGGATGAAGCCCTTGGTCAGGTCGAAGGTCGGGGCCTGCGGGCTACTGCAGCTGATGCCGGCCACCGCCCGCGAGCTTGGCGTCACCGAACCGTTCGATGTGCGGCAGAACCTTTCTGGCGGGGTCCGCTACCTGGCCGATCAGTGGCAGCATCTTGATGAAGCGGCTACCTCCCTTGATCGGCTGTTCTTCTCATTCGCGTCCTACAACGGCGGCAGGGGCTATATCAACCAGGCGTTCGTTCTGGGGCGCGAAGCCGAAGGGCTGACCGGGTCGCATAAAGGATGGCGCGATGATGGTCGCCCGCCCGGGTCTTTTCAATTCTGGGTCTACACCCGGGACTTCCTGTCCGACAGCCGCTGCATCGTCAATGGCAGTAAACCAGACTACCGCCAGATGCAGGACTACGTGACCCGCATCGAGCAGCGCTGCCGCCACTATCAGGAGGTGAAGTGATGAGTTTATTGGACAGCATTGCCGGACTCGGCATTAAGGACACCATGGAGGGGATCGGCAGTCTGGCAAAAAGTTTGCGGACTGCCTTCACCGGCGACGATCCGCTCACCGCCGAGCAGAAGGCCCAGTATAACCAGCAGCTGCTCCAGCTCGAAGCCAAGGCCAATGAAGCTGCGGCGCAGGTCGACACGGTGCGCAGCAATATCATCATTGCTGAGGCGCAAGGGGACAGCTGGCTGCAGCGAAATTGGAGGCCGGTCACCATGCTGGTGTTCGTCGTCATCATCGCCAACAATTACATCCTTTTCCCCTATGTGCAGTTGTTTGGTGGACCGGCGGTCAAGCTGGAAATCCCTCCCGATATGTGGAGCCTTCTGAAGTTGGGGATCGGTGGATATATCATCGGACGCTCTGCGGAGAAGGGGATCAAAACCTGGAAAGAGACCAAGCAATAGGAGAGTGAGTATGGCCACTATCACCGTCAAAGCCAAGATCAACGCCGGTCACCATCCAAAATATGGCGAGATCAAGAAGGGGAAACCCTACACCATCGACGAAAATGATTTCGGAGAGCAGCTGTTCGAGCGACCCGATAAAAACTGGAAAGCCCCCTGGGAGCGTAAAGCAGCCCAGGCGGCCAAGAAAGGAGAGTAAAGCATGGGCTCTGTCGCCGGAAGCGAACTGAAGTTCGCCATCAAGAAAGCAACCGAATGGGGAACCGCTGTCGCCTGCGGCGCCCTGAATGGATTCCTGGCCCTGGCCACCGGCATCAAGCGCGACGCCGGCGTCGATGTCGATGACTCGCTCGGTCAGTTC